ACGCTTCAACGTAACGTTACGTCTTTTTGCTGTTTCTTCTAAAGATAGTGGTACTTTCTGCCCACGAGCTAAAACATATTCTCCAATCATCGTGCAGTAGACAGCGCAGTTAATAGTAAAGCCAGATTCCTGCAACCAAAGTATGTCAAACTTAGCGTTGTGAGCAACAATGATATCTGCTAGATCAATCATCTGTTGTAATTTAAAGTGAGATTCCTTTTGATTACATTCCAGTTTGTTGTGGTGAAAAAAGAAATACTCTCCTGTTTCATCGTGCAAAAACTGAGCACCACAAGACACAAGCATATTGTGCGGATTGAAGGGACTTCCGTCTATCTTTCCGTCAACACGATGTACGGTGGTTTCTATATCTAATCCGAGTACGTACATATCTTTCCTGTCAATCAACATAGCGAGACAACTGGGGCTGTATTTCGCAAATAACGGTGCCATGCCATCCTGTTACTTTGTTCTTGCCAACAGTAAGATGTCTAGTCATATCAGGCTCTTCATCAATTCCAGACATGTCATGCTTTCCAATACCAATAATAATATCAGCTTCTGCAAATTTTCCGGTTTTACTGCCCTCCATCTCAGAAGGGTCTAATCGTGTTTTACCCATTGCATCGGCTGAAGCTTGGCTGACCGCAATAAAAGCAACATTATGCCGGACAGCAATGTCTCGTGCTTGCTTGTATATTTCACGTAAACGTTCATCGGTACGGCTGAAGCTACCATTGATACTAATCTTATCTAGCTGATCTACTACTACAATGTCCGGTTTGTGTATCTCACAAAACGCATCTAGCTTTTCAATACTTGTCTCGTGTGCGTCAAAAAGATTGCAGTTATCTTTAATGGGCAAGAATTCTTGTGCAGTAAACTTAACATCTTCCTGTATCTCTTCTTTTGTAATTCCAACAAAAGAACTGAGCACTCTCCACTGAGTTCGTTTAGAAGGCTCTTCGTTTACGAAAGTCGCTATCTTTGCGCCCTGTTCGGCAAACCCGCTAGGACCATAGCAAAATGACACGTGGGCTGCGGTTTTACCTGTTTCAGGTCTTGCGAAGATAATAAGCAACTCGCCACCCATTACGCCTGGAATCTTTTCTCGTAACGCACGTATATTAAATTCCCAACGCTTTTCTTCGCTACTCATTGCCATCAATTCATAAACATCGTTAGTACACGGCACGATGCCTAGATCAGGAATAAAATCATCTTTGGTTCTTTCGACAAGCTTTTTAACAGCGGCAAGATCTTGAGTGCGTCCTACTAAGATATCATTTCCCAACTGCATGATATCTCTACCAACGTCTTGTCTCCACGCACCCTGCAATACTTCTTCCGCAACTGCAGGCGATAGCGTTGGCCTATTAGCCAACTCACGTAATAGTATTCGCACGTTTTCTTTCTTTGCACGTGGTACTGACGGGTTATCAATTTCATACAAGGCTGAGACATCTTGCAGAGTAACATCCGAATCACTCTTTTCATGTGCTCGTAATATACTTTTATAGATTTGTTCGTAGTCTGAGTCTTCAAACATTCGCCTGTTGATACGATGTTTGTTAGCTTCATAAAACTCTTTATTTAGTAGGAGTTGAGTTAGTTCCTGTATTGGTTTCATCGACTTCTCCCTTGTCTTTGTTAAATATACGATCCCAGTTATCTGAGTACCTTTTCTCGTCTACTGGTCTTTTCCAATCTCCCTTTCCATACCGTGGGCTATTTTTCTTTCTCATTCCGGCACCGCCGTATACAATCTACTTGCTCGTCCTGAAAATGCAGATGCTGATCCTGTTTTCATATAAACCTGTTGGCAGGCATCTTCTTCGCTAACCGCACGAACACGAGATGCCACAAGCCTACCGTCATAATACACACTATAATAACGAATCATTTGGTGTACCTCTCTATCTCTTTTTCCAACTCTCCGTAATGCACAGATGCTGGAGTTGGCCTACTTGGCATAGGTTGCAACGTTTCCGCCATAGCTTTCCATTTATCATACGCAACTATATCGTTGTCCATATCTGCTTCATGCATTAGAAAAAGAACCCAAAGGTACGCACATTCCCCCGTTAGCCCTGTCCCGCAGTAGCTACGTTCAACTATTGGAATTTTGCCCATAGTTTGTCTCCTTACTATTTGGCCCATGAAATTTTAACCAGCAAGACGCACAAAGATACTGTGGCTTATCTCCTTCCTTAGCATCCGCAGTATTATTACAGTAATCACACTTCGGACGTTTGGGAGGTTTAAGCTTCATTCTCTAAGTCCCACTTTACTTTATTGGAAGGTGTCTGATCGTACAATTTTCTTGTAACTCTAAAGACACTCCACGTCACAAACACGCAGAATATTAATGCGTAATGACCTAAAATACTGTAACCGATAAACAAAAGTTCTCCAGTATAAATACCAAAAGACACGCACCACATACCTGCAAGTATAGTTGACATTAAAAACTTATACTCTGGTGGTGAATTACGAAGTGCATTATACGCTGGATTAAGCAACGATTGAATCTTCTTCATATGCTTTCCTTCTTAGATCAATAATGGCGGCACGAATAGCCTTTCCTTTACCCTCATAACCTTTAGTAGTAGCAACCCATCTCTTACTTTCGCCATCATAACGCACGGCAACTTTATGATTTTGCATGAAGTTTATTATGGTAGTGTCACTGAACTTTTGCATGTTTCCCCCAAGGTTTAGTAAGCATCCAATGTCCGCAGGGTATGGGACCACTGAACTCTTTATCAAATCTTGTGATAACTGTGCCACGCTTTCTTTTTGGTTTGACTTGTTTAGGGGCACGGTAAGGCAAGTTATATTGCTCACGTACCGTACTTAACATTGCCTTTACGCTGGACGGTGCTTTATCTAGTCGGTAAGACATTTCTTCGTAAGTCACACCTTCTTTATAAAGATCAACCAGTAGCTTAATTTTTTCCTCCGGCCATTTGCTTGCCATTTGATATCTCCTCTAAGTTCTCGAAACAAGATAGTATCAGAAACGCAAGACAAAAAAAAGCCCCTCCGAAGAGGGGCGAACATAGGGAGTTATGAATAGTAACCTAGTATGTCACTTGGTTAATAATGACCTAACGCATTCGGGAGTAAAGTACTTTAGGTCATCAGTTAAAAATAGTAACTCAGATGACACATGTGGTGCAAGCGTTTTTTGCATTTTAATTGCTTTGTCAGAAGCGTCTGCGTCCAATGCTACAATTACCTTATCAAAGACACGCAATTGATAAATGTGATGATCGCTCAAGGATGTGCCTAGCAACGCTACCCCGGTATGTCCAGAAGCATACACGGTACATGCACTGGCGCAGTCCTCTACCAATACAGCGGTACCATGTCTCTTTCCGCAGACAAACATTAAATCTTTCCTTTTGTCGTATCTTTTCCATTTAGGCAGAACGCCTTTACGCAACGCTCTTCCAACTGCGCCTATTATGTTTCTGTTATCGTCATAGATTAAAAAGACACAACGATCTTGTGCAAAGTCGTACATAATGGACGTATACCCATCATCAATCGATTGTTGAAGGTTCATGTCATCTATGTACTCAAGACACGCATCCTTTTCTACATTGGCTGTAATGTTAGGAGGTAATATGAAATCAGGTAGATAAACATCGTTTGACTCAGAAGCGTTTGCTTCTAGCTTGGCTTTGAGCGCATCAATTGATTGTCTCTGAGACACGCCACCTTTTGCGTTACACGATGCTTTATAGCAATTGTACAAGACACGCCCGTCTACACGAGACACGGTAAATGTGTTGTACCCACCGCATACAGGACAAGACACCCGCTGAGTTTCTCCATCCCGCAAATCCAGGCCACGGATAAATTCTATGGCATTCACTATTGACATCTCCCTGCTAATCAACTTACTCTTTGTAAACTACCTGCTGTTAAGCAAACTGTCAACACTTAAAAGACACGCAACTAAAAGACACGCTCCATAAGGAATACCATAGTATTCAATAACTTAGGTCTTTATAACTTTTAGTTATATGTAGTATATACATACGCAGCCACCCTGGCCCCTGGACTTTCGTCTATAAGACTAATGTCTAATACCCAAGTCATTCTACCTAAACTTATCCTTCGCCCCGTTGATCACATATAGGGAGGAATCAATGTGGTACGTAATAGTAATTGTAATAATATTAATACTGAAATTAATAATAGGCAGGAGTTAAAAATGAAATACGTGTTCAAAGAAATTCCTAACACAACTGAAGGTAAGTTGTTAGTTCAACTAATGCGTAAGTATCTCAATCGGGATACATACGGTATGCGTGTTCGTGGTCAGTACATGAACGATGAAGCACGTGCTAACTGGCGTAAGTATGAGATGGGTCAGCCGATTGATATGTCTACACATCTGCGTATCTACATTGAGGAGAAATGAAATGCAAGCAATTCTAATTGATCCTTTTAAGCAAGAGATCACAGAAATTGAATGGGATCGTGATGCATTATCCATTGCCAAGATATTACAGTGCCAGTGGATTACTTGTGCGTATCCTTCCGGTATGGATCGTGATGTGATCTATGTGGACGATGAAGGTCTGTATGTGGATGATCAACGATTCTTTATGGTCAGTGATTACCCGCACCCACTGGCAGGATATGGCTTAGTGCTTGGTACAGATGAAGTGGGTGATGCCGTACCACCAAAGTCTAATATCGATGAATTGGCAAAACGAATATTCTTCGTGGACGTTACTTAAAGGGAGAAACGAAATGCCAACATATCAAGTTATAGAATATGCAAATGCAATCTTCACGCATGTGGTAGATGCCAAGTCTGAAGAGGAAGCAACCAAACTTGTGGAGATGGGATTGGTTGAGCCAAAGTATACTGACTATATTGAATATGAAGTAATGGAAGTAGTGGAGTTAAAAAATGCCAAATAACACAGATGTTCGGGTGTACATTGATCACCCAAATAAAAAGCGTATTGATGATATGGTTGCCATCTTTGAGGGTGAAAG